AGAGCAGACCAGAGGATGGCTAAAAAAAGATATGGAAATAGCATTCTTCGATGCTGTCAAATCAACAAAAATAACTGGAGATACAGCCATTGTCGGATATCTCCGAGAAGGAGTGTTTGGTTACAAAACGCTATCTTTCCAAAATGGAGATACGCTTTATCCCCATTATGATCCAATAACAAATGATCTCCTCGTTTTTGCCCGTTCTTATTTCGATTACGATGAAAACGGGAGCCGGATTACTGAATGGCTTGAATTATGGGATAAGACATATCTTTACCGTTATAAACGATCAGAGCAAGGAGCCAAAGGGATTCTTAACAACATATTAAGCCTATTCGGAGTAGACGGATATGAGTTGAAAGAACAATCACCTCATGGATTTCCATTTATACCCGTTGCATACCATAGAGATGAAGATGGTCCATGCTGGTCGCCATCTCAAGATGCTTGCGATGGTTATGAAATGTCATTTTCGCAAATGGCACAAAACAATCAAGCATTCGGATTTCCTATCATGTATCTACAAGGAGAAGGTGCAGATTCTATGGCAATGCAGCATGATTTAAACGGTACAATTAAAGTTATAACTGGGGGACCGGAAGACAAAGCTTCTTTTCTGTCTCAGCCGAACGCATCAGAATCATTTAGCAAACAGCTTGATACATTATACAAAATGATCTATGAGCAATCGTTTGCCGTTATTCCACCGGAATTAAAATCAGGAGATTTACCTGCTGCCGCATTAAAAATTCTATATTCTCCTGCCTATGAAAAGGCAATGATAGATTCAGCCGAATACCAACCGTTCTTAAACGATCTGGTAAAGATTTTCATGTTCGGATTCGGAGTTGAAATGAAAAAGACGATAGATTTCATGAACCTGCCTATTAAATGGTGGATCAAACCATACATTCATATCAATGAATCGGCTATGGTTGCAGACCTCGCTTCGGCTGTTCAAAACGGTTTCATATCGAAGCGAACTGCATCCGAACGTATTCCGATGTATTCAACAGCAGGAGAATGGGAAAGAATTATCAGAGAGGCAAAGGAAGAGCAACAAAATGATTTACTAAGTCAAATAAAATTAGCAAATGCCAACCGAGAAGCAAATACAGGAAGCTAAACTGTTTCTTCAAACGAGAATTGAAGCAGAGATTAGTGCGAAGAATAATATTGAGGAATATATGATGGAAGCCGCGCGTGAAATCATAGCAATTTCTCAAAAATACAATATTCCTCCGCGCTTATTCCGTTTCGGTTTTAATGAGTCGCTTCGAAAGGAGGTAGATAATGTCATCAAAACACTAAAAGAGAACATCATTTATGCGACAGAAACTTTATCGGTCTATGACAGGGAAGATGATAAAGACTCCATTCTAATCTATCTCAACAGTGATAAATACGGGAAAACGTTTAAAGAGAGAGTTAATGAATATGCCAACCGATATAAATTCGAATTAGAAGCCGCGATAGCAGCAGGAATATTCTTTGGCAAAACCGACAAAGAGATATTATCCACCATTAAAAGAAGCTTGTCCATGCCCTACAATAATCAGTATATCAAGGGTTCATTCGACAAAGGACTATCGGCAACGCGCATAGAGACAAAAGGCATAAGCTATGGAGTTGGGAAAAGTAGCTCGGCGTACAATCTCTTAACCTCTTTGTCAAGAAACGAAATTGCTTTGACTTGGATGTGGTGGTATGGTAAACAGGCATTGAAAAAAAATGCTACAGGTTTTTATTCGTTTCGGGGTAGCTCATACCCTTGTGCATTATGCGATGATATGGTGGGGGTCCACCCCATGCAAGACTATAGGTATCAATGGCACTTGAATTGTCGATGTTATTTTGTATTCGTGTAACACATAAATTATGAAATACTTATGGATTATTCAAAGAGTATAAAAACAGAAATAAAGAAAGCGAAAATATCAATTGAAGAAAAAATTTTCGCCGACCTCATGTTGGCAGGTTGGAAAGACAATGATGCTTATATAGCAGCTTTCGGCTACAATATTAATTTGTCGGATAGCTATATCAAGTCACAGATGCGTACTACAATAAACAATCCAGATTTCGCCAAATACATGGAAGCGACAAGCAAAAAGAAGGAGAAAAAGGAGATAAATTTAGAAAATAGCGATGACATCACTTTGGAAGAAGCCTTATCCTTAGCGACCAAAGAGGAAACCTTAAAAGGCCTCATTATCGCCAAGTCAAAAATGAAAGCGGGTTCCAAGGAATGGCTTGATGCGACAAAACTCATTGCCGACTTACAGCAGATGAAAAAAGATATAGTAGAAGAGGAAGATACTACTGTACATTACTACCTACCACTTACATGCAACAGATGCTCTTTGTATCTGACAAACAAAAAGAAAAACAACAATCATTAAATATTAAAATTATGGCAACAACGACAGTAAATTTTCAACAAGATGGCAGCGATTATATTTCTGATATCATCATAGCCCAATCCAACACATTAGCGTTTAGGATCAAAGTTGATAAACCAGGAAGTATTATTCTTGAAAGATCAATCACAGGTGATAATTTTATATCAGAAATAGGATTACCACCTTCTCTTGTTCCAGGAGACACTCTCTCCATAGAAAAGAACATAACAGGAATTGTAGCTCAACAACAACTCCGTTTCCGTTTTCAGAATTGCAAACCTGTTTCAATATCCGTACTGCAATGATAACTCTCAAGAACATCAATTTATCCAGCATTGATCTTTCGGGCATAGACTTGAGAGGGATAAAGCTGGGACTTGGAGGACGTGGTAGCGGTTCCGGCGACGGTTTCCCGCAACTTCCGGGCGATGTTACGCGCTGGCATTTCGGCGGCCTGACGAACGAGATGATGGCGGCTATGGACGATCCACGGATTGAGGATGCGGACCATAAAGGTAGGTTCCTATCCTTCAAGAATTTCGCTTGGTCTGGGATGAGTGGAGTAGGTGGATATGCTGGTGATTTTTCTAGATGGGTGAATAATAGAGATACTACAGAAATAGGAATAACTAAAAGTAACTTGAAAATCATTATTGATGTTAAAGTATCACAGGGTGCAGGAAAGAATATTGTGTTTATCAAGAAATCTGATTTAGGTATATCTAATAATGTCACCATTAAGATTACAAGTACTTACCCGGAAGGAGTTATGAAACTTGCCAATTCCGCTTCGAATAAGTATTTAAAGTTGCCTTCAAATGGAATAATAACATTACAAGATAACCCAGAATATACAAGGAATGAAATGTATCTTCATTTAGCAAGTGCGGATTTAGGTCAGATCACCATCGAACAACTTCCCCTCTACCCTGGTTTTATCCTCGGTGACGGAGTAGACGACTTTGCGGTTACAGAGAAGGAGCTTAACTTCGAGGATACTTACACGGTGTACACGGCGTTTATTCCGTTCCAGGATGATCCGGCAAGAACTATGTCTTTGTGCGGTAAAGACAGGTTGAAAGATTTTTATATGTATTATTCCAGTTTGGATAGTATAGGATTTTTTCTGTTGATAAGTCAGTGTCGACATTACTAAGCAATGGATTTAACTTGATGGTTTGCAAAAAGACATCAGACAAGATGCTTATTAAAAATCTAATCACGGGGAAAGTAGCAGAAGTATCAGTAGATGATTTAATCTATAATCCCGGATTATATTATTTATGGAGAAGTGCTACTATTGCGAATTATTCTAAAACCGCTATCGCCGGTCAAATCATCGACAATGGACATTTCACTACAGACGAAGAAGATGAAAAGGTTCTGAACTGGCACAAGAAGCAATACTCCTGGCTATTCCCCGACCAAGCATGGACAGTAACCGGCAAAACCAACGAAGGTACCGACAGGGCTACCATAGCTAACATAACGGGCAATGGTAATAACCTTGTATTGAGAAACTTTGGATTTGCAGAGAATAGTGGGTATGGGCTGTATGGTACGAATTATACTACATGGACTAATCCAGGTCGAGCCACTTATACAGTGTCTTCAGATAAAATTCATATAACAAAGGTATCTTCTGTGCCGCAATCGGATTTTATATATGTTAATGGTTTAACTAAATTGATCCAAAAGATCAAAGTAACAGGTTTGCCACAAGGAGTTAAATTACGTATTGGTCGCACTGAATTATGGACACATGAGATAGCAACAGATGGTATATATAATATAAAGGTAACGGACTCATCTGATTCACCGTTGATTGGTTATAACATAGATACTTTATTGGATTCCTGTGATATTACTATAGAACAAATCCCCGACTACGAAGGCTACCTGGTGACGGACGGGGTGGATGATAAGATAGTCAGTGCTAAACCAATCACATTCGCAGAGAAGTGGACTGTTGTAACCGATACTATATTCCTTGGAGCAAAAGTTGTATCTGCCGGAATTTTAGTCCAAAAAATATTTTCTATAAATGATTGTCTGGAATATGGAAGAGTTGAAGTCAATGTGTGGAATGGTGCACAATCAAAGATACCAACATCGTCTATTAAAGCAATATCTTCGGACGGTAAAATCTATGATGCAGATTGGAATGAATATCAGGCAGAACCTGGCACGATTGAAATATCTAATGGTTATTTGGTTATTGCTACATCACATTCCCGGATCCAATACTGTCAAATAGCGTTCAAGAATCTCGGAATTTATAACAATCAAATCCTTACCAAAGAGGATTGCATCAAGGCTTATAACTACTTACAAACATTAAAAGCAAAGTAACAAATTAAAATAAATAGAATATGAAATACGCAGTAGTAGACATAGTATGGGCAAAGTCCCACGGCATCGAAATCCTGCCGGAAATGAGAACGAGCGTTGACCAAAGCAAGGTGATTCTCCACGACGAATATCTGGTCCCGTTTGACGACGAAGATTTTCCGAGATATACGTTCGGAGATCCGTCTTTCATCGAGCTTCTGAATAGCGAGGAATGGACCTATCCGGAAGGTGAAGAACCTGTAATCAACAGACAATTCAGCAGACTGTTGGCTTTAGATGAGCTTGATAAGGAAGCGACGGAGGAAATAAACACATACGACCTTTCTCCGTCCGAAGCCCTGCAAGTCAAAGACCGCTATCCCGAATGGAAGTCTGGAATCGACGTCAAAACTGGCGAACGATACCGAGTTGAAGATGTCCTTTGGGAATGTGTTAAAGACCATCTCACACAAGAGAACTGGAAGCCTAGCACAGCTACCCTAAGCCTGTGGAAAATAGTAGACGCAGAAGAACATTCCGGCACGATAGAAGATCCTATTCCATATAAGCAAAATATGGCACTTGAATTTAACAAGTACTACACGCAGGACGGAGTATTGTACCTCTGCATACAGGCTATGACACCGGGACCGTACGATTTAAAGGATGTGCCGGCGCATGCGCA